TCGGTTCTTTTTAAAGTGTGTCTCCACTAGTGCATCAATATCCATGGGTATTCCTCGTATGGTCAGTACTAATTAGATGATTTTATCAACAAGACCCATTTCTAATGCTTCCTGCGCTGAGAAATATTGATCTGTATTTTTAGAGAAAATCTCGTAATAATCACCAACTGAAAGATTGGAATTATCCGCGAGAGCTTGAATCATCATAGCCTCCACCTTTTTAAGTTCGCCAAAGTTGGTCCGGATTGTAGCATGACTGCCCCCCACTTCGCTAGAACAGTGATGAATCATGATGCGCGCATTCTTTGAAACATGGCGCTTGCCGGGGGTTCCGAACGCCAGGAGAGGGACCGCTGCCGAAGCAACACGTCCATACCCAAACGTCGCGATGTCGCGGGTGCCTTTCACCAATTCCATCAAATCATAAAGAACAAACATGTCATTCACAGACCCCCCGTTGGAAGAAATGAAGAACTCTACGTCAATCGGACGTGGCTCTTCCGCGTCGGATGCGGTGGGAAGTATCTTTCCTCCATTAAGTGTCAAGAGACCTAAAGCTATTTCTTTCATAGACTCTTCATTGATGTCGGTACATAGTCCGATTAGAGCGCTCTCTTCCTCTTCGGGAGTTTCCTCTTCCTCTTCGGAGTATTCTATTTCTTCTTCATGATCGGTATCATAGTTCATAATTTTTCTTTCTTTCTAATATTGCTGCCTGATGAGCCTCGTCCAGAAACCTCGTTGCTTCTTTCCAAGTAGTAAACGGCATAAAGGACCGAAATCGCGGTGGAGCGGCCATTTGTAAGGATAGTATAACTGATTCCTTCCAGTTTGTCAAGGTTCTTTCATCAACCTCTTGAAATTGCTTAATTTGTTCGGGGGTAAAGTCCGAAGCAACCATGTGCTTTCGTTTTACCTCTGAGAGGAATGCAACATCCTCCATGATCTTCACACACATTAGAAGACAATGGGCGACCACCTCTTGGGTGAAGCGCCACATATGAACCACTTCCAAAATACGAGTGAGATAGACACTAACGAATACTCCTAGCGCAAACCCCAACACCACAAAAACCATCAATTCACCATTAGTTACTTCATGCATTTAAACCTCATAAAAAAAGACTGTGGGGGTTACCCACAGTCTTTAGTATACGTTAGGAGGGCTTGAAAGTCAAGCCTTATTTTTACTTCTTGGTCAGCGCACTCTTAAGAATTCGAGCAGCAACACGCTTGGTGATCTGCTCCACGAGGTCGTCGGTGTTCTCGTTGGATTCCTTGTAAGTGGCCGCGCTCGAGTCGACGGAGTACCGGCTGGGACGTCCTATCTTCTGTGCACCGGAGCCGCCGGTTTTCTTATCATATGCCGTGCGCTTGGCAGATGTGACGCTCAGGTCTTCGATGTCCTTCTTCTCCTGCTCTTTTTCCTCTTTGCTCTTGCCGAAGCCTAAAACCTCTTCGAGTTCCTCTTCGCCAACTTCAATATCGGCAACGACATCGTCACCTTCCGGTGCGAACTCTTCCTCTGCCTCAACGTCGACCTCGGGCTCGTCTGCAACATATTCAGCTGAGACCTCCTCATTGGGGAGTAGGTCCTGGAGTGCGTCCTCGATGGCCGCTACGACCTGTTGAACAGTCAAAGTTGGACCGTCGCCCTCCACATCACCGACGTCGACAGCATCGGCGTCGAGCTCAGCATCAGCCTCAAGCTCATCGGCTTCGGCCTCTTCGGGGTGACCTCGCTCTAGATCGCCTGCAGCGTAGTCTTCGAGCGCTTCAGGATCAGCCTCCGCTTCAAAGAGAGAACCGTCGGCAGCTTCACCCTGACCGCGGCCATGGCCTGGGTTGGCGGTACCGTTCTTGGGGCCGAGAGCGCCAGTGCGGCCGGTGCGTAGCTCGTCGAGATCTTCAACAGCCTCGCTCTTTACGTCGACGAATGCATCGCCTTCGCCTTCTTTGCCCTTGGTACCCTCGGCACCTCGGACCTTGGCGCCCTTGCGGAGGTCCTGTCCTTCCTTCTCTTTCTTTGCGGTATCGTCTTCTTCGCCGGGATGCTCTTCGGACTTTTCACCCTTTTTCATCCCTCGGAATGCTTCAGTGCCACGCTTGGTCTTTTCACCTTTGGTGGTCTCACTGAGGCCGCTAACAAACCCTGGCGTGAGAGGCTGCAGGGATGCCAGCTTCATAAACTGGCGAATTTGTGATTCATTCAATAGATTCTTTTTATTATCTGACATCGTCGATTATCTCCTAACATATCGCGATTATGCTACTTTTAAATAGTATTTTCCCGCAGTAATGTCTTTTTTAATTTGAGCAACGTTGCGTCGACAATCTGTTTCGCACGCACCGTACTGATGTTGTGTCGGCGGCCGATCTCTTCCAGGGTCATCGGTCCATGTTTTGTAACCGCTATTAAAGTACAATTAAAATCCTCTTCATAATCTATATAAAGACGGCATTCCGTATTCGCGCAGCATTTCTTAGCCAAATAACATTCTTTAGCACAATCTCTCATAATTCAGGTAACTCCTCTTCCAATAGGTCAAATATATTCTCTACGTCCGCCTCACTCAAAGCCAACTCTTTCATTAAATTTTCCCCTGCCTGTCGTAATCTGCGTGATTTTAAAGCACGCGTTTTTGACTGGGTTTTCATTTCTACCTTAGCAGTGTCAAAAAATTCCATAAACAACTTATCTTGAGCCAGGTAAGACTCCACACACATTCTAAAAAATTGACTTTGGTTGCGAATCTGATCGTAGTAGAGCCTTATCTTGAGGTTCTCATGCAACTTGGAATCAATCCCAAATGTCAAAATAGAATAATTTTCTCGCGGGTCGCTCATTTTTTCAGTATGTGGGTAGAACTTTCGATCTGCCCACTTCCCGTCTGGCGTATGAACTTGGCCTTCTGTTGTAGTTCTGCAACGTTACGAGCACCAGTGTAGGACAACCCACTTCGGATCCCTCGTTCCAACTCATCCAACACATCCCGAACGGCGCCTTTGCATGGCACCGTGGTAGCTATCCCCTCTAGGGACGCCGTTCTCCCACGCCATTCTATTTGTGCATCTCTGCTAGCCATGCCCCGATAGGACTTAAACTTACCGTTGCGAGTATTGACTACATCTCCAGGAGCTTCATCAGTACCGGATAACAAAGACCCAAGCATAACAAAGTCAGCACCAGCTGCCAAAGCCTTGACAATATCACCAGAGTTCCGTATTCCTCCGTCAGCAATGATGGGCGCGTTCCTGTCTGATCGAGCACAATCAATAATTGTTTGAAGGCCCGGGACACCGTGGCCAGTCTGAATCCTAGTTGAACAAATAGAACCGCCACCAATATTACAGCGCATGCTATCGGCTCCCCAATCGACCAAATCATTATAACCCTCCAAGGTTGCGATGTTGCCCGCCATGAGGTGGACTGCACCTCCGAACACTTGCCGCAAGGTTGCCAGGGCCTCTTTCATTAAAATGTGATGGCCATGGGCCACATCAACACACAAAATTCTAACGCCGGCCTCGACGAGGGCACGTGCTCTTTCTAAATAGTCTCCTGTGGTGCCTATTGCAGCGGCCGCGTTTCCTCCCGCATAAATGGCTTGATCTACAATACCCACTTGTTGTTCAATTGTGTTATACCGATGAACCACAGCGAGGGCGCCCGCTTTCCACATGCTCACCGCCATGGCTGACTCCGAAACGGTATCCATGGGGCTGGCAATTATAGGCAGACTGAGATCACATCTATAATGGGGCGGTGCCTGACTAGAAAGATAACCACCTATTGTAACTTCTCGTCGCGTTTTGATGTCCGAATATTGAGGTTGCAAGAGAACATCATCATATGTTAGAGTCTCCTTAATTTTCATCCTACTACTTCCTTTCCGTTGACCAAAGTATACGTAAAGCTATTTCCAAACTTCTTTTCGGCACGACGGACAGTATTCATAAACTCTTTGAAATCCCCTTCGTTTTTAAAAACCTGGCATCCGGCGCTCCATTTGTCCACTCGATTTGAATTTCGGCCGGCTTTGTGTATGTTAACTCCGAAGTATCCTGTATCGAGGGTTGCCTGGGACATGTCATGCCGACGATCGCGGTCGGCGTCTCTCCAGACAGTAATGGGGGCGCCCTGCTGACAAAGAGCATCATACTTTCCTGCATGCTTCCCAACCTTATAGGCACCCCGATACTGACCAGGGCATAAAATTGCTGTCCCGTTCACGTTCATTGGATGAAGGAGCCAATAAAGCCCGGGGTCCGTGGTAATCTGATACGAATCCACAATCCAGCGCTTCTGATTGTCGCGATAGATAGTCAATAGAAAGTCATCGAACTTATTAACTCGACCATCGGAATTCCGTACCCCCACTATGTTAAGATTAAACGGGTGACCGCCGTCAAAAAATCCATAGTTTTTCTCATCAAACAGTCCTTTATACCGCGCCGCAATTATCTCAGCGTGGTGGCCTCTTATTCTTGACATTCTAATACCTCCGTCAACGTGTGCCAACAAGCTGGGCACGTTAGTCTTACTCTCTCTTCAATCACAGTTACTTGCCAACTTTTCACTGTTTCTCTGGTCCTCTCGAACTTTTCCTCACAAACACAACACTCTTTGGGGTGATCCAAAAAAGCAGCGGTCTGTTGTTTGAGTGCTTCCTGGGCGTCCTTACGCTGTTGCTTGCGCTTCTGGCGGTTCACCTTGCGAAGCTTCTTCACTTCCCTGTCGATCCCAACGCACCATTGCCGCGCTCTGAGATAGTGATGGGGTACCACCCATAAATGTCCGGAGAGTCGGACGCTACAAAGCGAGCATGCACCACCGGCACAATCACTGCTTGCGCTATCTTGTCACCGGGCTCAAGAAGCTGGGCCTCTGTGCCAATGTTGTGAAGGTTTACAAACACTTCCCCCTCATATCCACTGTCTACGACGCAGGCCCCAACCAAAAGCTGACGCTTGTGAGCGACACCTGACTTGTTTTTAATCTCCATCATGTAGCCATGAGGAATGCCAAATGTGCATCCAGTGGGAACCAGTATACTTTCGCCGGGCTCAATTCGCAGAAGGGTGGAGCGGACTTCTGTTGGTGTCCATCTCAAATCCAACCCAGCATCGCTTGGGTTCGCTCTAACAGGAGGAAAATCATTTCCTCGTAACATGTAATATTGTAAAATCATTTTATCCTAACAATCTTAGATTTCTTTTAATCGATCGGGTTGAGAATCCCCACGCTGGGTCGAAATCTAATTTACCCATGTAGGGACGATTCAAATGAATCCTATCCTTACCCTCTACTATACCCCAACATCGGAACTTTGTCAATACTGAATTTGAATCAATTACTGCAACAATCCAATAGGGCTTTCCGTTCTTTGTCTTCTTTCTAATAATCTCGCGCGGAATAAACCATACTAATCCTAGGTCAGGATCATAATCAGAGACCGGTGGCACATAGTTTGCCTCCAAGCGCTCTCTTACTTCTTCGGTCATTACCAAGTGCATCGGGAATATTCCAGTGAGCGTTGTGAGATTATCGATCTCTTCCTCAACACTGAAGTCTCCCTCGTCCTTGTACTCTTCGATATTCTCCAGGAACTTCTTCTTACTGTAGACCCGGTCGACTGCTACTGCAGACCAGAAGTGCTTGCGCCCGCTAAAGCGGTCGTCCATGAGATTGTTCAGCGCCCCCGAGCGTACCAGCACATCCAGTGCTTTCTTGTTCAGCTTGCTGTATACAATCTCGTCGTGGAATAAGAACTCCTCAATATCATTGAATGGCCGGTTGTCGACGATCTGCTGAATGGCAGCGTCTCCCAATCCTTTGAGTCCTGCGAGCGGTTGTACTAAGCGCTTCGGGTTGTCGGGATCGATCTCCCATACAAACGAAGATGTATTCACATCGGCCTCCACAATCTCAAAGCCGTTCGACTTCGCGATGTTGATAGCTTTCTCCTTACGCTTCTCCGGCTCCTTGTCCAAGAATGAAGCCATCCACTCTACCGGATAGTAATTGTATAGCCACGCGCACTGGAACGAGATTGCCGAGTACGAGATGGCGTGCGACTTATTAAAGCCATAGCCCGAGAAGTACTCAAACCTCTCCCACATATCCTCTCCGGCGCTGTAACGCATTCCTTTCTCGACGCATCCATTGATAAACTTCTGCTTGAGTTGGTTCTTGACCTTTGCTCCCTTACCCGTTCCTTTCTTCGTCAACACCTTCCGAAGCATGTTGCCCTCGTCTAGCGTCAGGTCTTTGCCGAGCCTATGCGCGAGTAGCGCGATCTGCTCCTGGAAGATGAGGAAGCCGTAGGTCTCCTGAGTTACGTCCTTCACCTGCTCATTGAGGTAATCAATCTCGTGCGGCATGCTCTTAGCTTGAATGTATTGCTCGTGCACGTTGGCCGAAAGTGGGCCTGGGCGATAGATTGAAGTGATGGCCGAGATGTCAACTAGTGACTTCGGCTTTGCGTTCGCGCAGAATTCCTGTGCCCGCTGTTCCGTAAACTGAAAAATTCCCGCGAAATTTGCTCGCTGAAAAATGTTTTTATACACGGCTTGATCATCAAAGTCGATAACATCCGGATGGAGATTTTCATCATAAAACTTCTTTACATCCTCGAACGTAGGCTCTTCCACGTTGTGGTGCCGCTTCAAGATGTGCCGAATTGCACCCTCAATCATGCGGAGTGTTGACAATCCCAACAAGTCAAACTTAATAAACCCGAGTGGCTCCAAGTGGCGAACGTTCTGCCCCTCGGACCAAGGCGACTGTCGCACCCCTCCTGAACTAATGATCGGCATGTGTTCGTTCAAGTCATCGGCGATCAATACACCTCCCGCATGACGGGAGCACGAACGAACCTGTCCAACCAATGCCTCCACGTGTGTTTTGATGTGAGGATACTTTACTAGGAAGCCGCGTAAGGAGGGCGACAGCTCCATCACCTCTTCCCAAGTCGGCGTATAAACTCCCGCCTTGATGCCGTGCTTCATCTTAGCTGCAGGGGTAGCTTCAAAAATCATACTGGATGTTACCTTGTTAACTTCAGTAAACTCAATCCCATAAAACTTTGAAATGTCCTTGATAAGAGACTTCAATTGCAACGTGTTCCAGTTTGAAATCGGAACAACCGAGTTCTTGCCCCAGTCTTCCATTAGCATTTCCTTGAGTTCCATCGGCTCTGCAACATCATAGTCAATGTCCGGATAGTCCGTTGCATCCTTACGCAAGAATCTCTCAAAAAGAAGTCCATACTTGATTGGGTCAATCTGAGTGATACCCAGAACATAGGCCACCAGAGAACCGGCTGCTGAACCTCGTCCTGGTCCCGTCAGTTGGACCTCGTTTGCCTTATCTGAAATGGCCTTCATAGTCAAGAAGTATTTGCTAAACCCTCGTTCGTCAATAACATCAAGTTCCTGACGCAGGCGGTCTACATAGGTTTTGTCGGTGTGAAAATTGCGTTCCCGCAACCCCTCCAACGCGTACTTCACCAAAGCCTCACTGTCGGTGGAACCAGCTGGAACCACAAAGTCTGGAAGTTTAACGGTGGTGTCGGGAACAAACTCCTCAATACGATTGAACGCAATATTGTGCGTCTCGGTGATCGAGTTCATTACAAGCTGGTCATCATACTCAGCCCCGCAAGTCTTTGAATAATACTTATAGGAATCCCACATCTGGTTTCCGTTCTTGGGGTACAACTCGTAGCCGATCTCTTCGACACCAGAAGGAAGACCCGTCTCGCCATCAGCCCATGCAGGAGCACCGGCACCAAGCCAGCCAAGTCGCTTATACAACTCGCGATCCTTCCAAGCGTCGGGGTTGGGGTAATGACTGTCTGCCGTAGAGATCAGAGTGACCCCAAACTCCTCACACACCTCAATAATATACTGGTTGAGTTCGTGCTGCTGGGGGATACTGTTCCACTGGAGTTCGCCATACCAACGATCCCCGAAAATCTCAACAAAGCGACGGGTCGTCTCACGCATTGCTGCGCGGAC